ATATTAATTTGTGGTCATCAAACCTCATCAATTATTGGTGGGGTTTTTTCTTTACGCTACAATAAAACTAAAATTACTTATTAATCGTGGCAGCTACTATAACAGCAACATTATCAAGTGCTACTGCAAATAGCTATGTCACATTGGCAGAAGCTAATACATATTTTGAAACTGTACCAGATTCAAGCACTTGGACAAATAAAACAGATGACCAAAAGAATAGAGCATTGATAGCAGCTACAAGATGGATTGATAGTTTAGTTTTTTATGGTGATCGTTGTGATAATGGACAGGCACTTAAGTTTCCTAGAAATAACTATAAGGTTGATGATGTTGAACTAGCTTGTACTGCAATTCCGAATAATATTAAATATGCACAATATGAATTAGCCAGAGCTTTAGCAAATGAAACAGATGCTATGACGGGTAATACAGGTACAGATGGTAATTTTTCTGAGGTAAAATTAGGAGATATAGAGGTCAAATATAATACAGCAAGTCAAGGCGTAGGATCTGTAAATAACATTTTAGATGTTTACCCCTGGTTACAAAGTTATCTTGGAGCATATATGTTAGGTGGAGCAGGAGCTTTTCAGATGAGGGTAGTTAGAGGATAATGGCAGGACAATTAGACGCAGCATTTAAAAAAATTGCAAAACAAGTTGTTGCTGAACTTGGGGTTTCTTTAGATAATGAAATTACTTATATACGAAAAGGAACATCTAGTTACAACAATGAAACAGGAGAATATCACACAGTAGATACTGAATATACTTTTAAAACCCCTATAGAATTTGTTGATTCAGACGAGGAAAGTGGATTTCAAGAAAATACTGCAAGATTGTATATTACTCCCGATCAAATTGGAGATAGTCAACCTGTACTTCAAGATGAGATAAAATTAACTTTTTCTGGTTCAACTAGGTTTGCTAAGATAATGGACATTAGAACACTAAAAGGTGGTCAAGAGTATTTATTTCGTTTAAGGATTGTATTCTAATGACTTTAGTAAATGCAAGAGCAGCTATAGAAACAGCCATACAAAATGCTGTTACAGAATCCGATCCAAGTGTAACTGTAATTTTTGATAATACTCCTTTTACTACTCCAGGAAAAAACAAAAAATATGTAATGGTAAATATAAACTTTAATCAAGCTACTGCACAGCCACAAGGAGCAGCCCAAACGTATTATCAAGGTTCAGTTAGATGCGGTGTAATGACACCTCCACATAAAGGATCTGCTATTGCATCTGCTATATCAGAAACAGTTATAACAGGATTAACTTCTATTAATACATCTACTTATGTAGATAAGTTTTCATGTAGCCCTAGAGTATCACAGATCGTAGGTCCTACAGCAGTAACTACAGAAGGTGACAGTCATTTTCTTAGTGTTGTAAGTTGCAACTTTAGTGCAAATGGCTAAAAAACGTAGACCTATCACACAATTACCAGATGATCTAAGAGAGATCGCTGAAGCTGCTAGGTCAAATGCAGCAGCAAGAATAGTTTATGGACTTCAAAGTGATGGTCCGTGGTGGTCAGGACATTTTGCAAAAAGCTGGAAAATATCTACAAGTCCTGTAAAACCAACACAAGATAAAAAGAGAGAACGTAAAGATCAGCAATTACCTAGTCAATTTAATGACAGAAGTAATAACAATGAAGTTCAATGTTCTCCTCCAAGTAGTAAGGCACAAAGAACAACAGGTGGAGCAGGAGAAGCACCTATGACTTGGTTTATGGATACAGTTGAATATCCAGGAAAAATGGGTAGAGTTCCAGGTTTACCTGAAGTTCCACCAATAGGTTTAAATAGTCACATATACATAGGAAACGAAGCTAAATATGCTGGTTTTGCCGTAAATAGACCTAATGCCACAATGCCTGATACACAGGGAAATCCAGTAACTTATGAACAACACGGAAAAAGACATCAATTAACCTCTAGGGATCGCAACCCAAACTGGTATAAAGTGTACACGGAACATAATCAATTCCTCAAAAATGATATAACTAAAGGTTTTTTCTCTGCTGGATTTAAGCCAGATAAGCAATCTTAAGGTATATTAGAGTAGTACAAAAAATTAATTTATGGCTGACAAAAGAGCTATTGACAAGCTAAAAGAAGCATTTTGTATCGACAACCGCAGTCGTTACATTATTAAAAAAGAAGATACAGTGATTTTAGAAATTTATTGGAAGCCTTTAACTATTGCAGATAGAGAAACGATATATAAAACACTCGCTGGAATGAATAAGGCTAATGACACTGAGAGTTTAGAGTACGCTTTGCAAGTCATAATGAACAAAGCCGAAGATGAAAATGGTAATAAATTATTTAATGAAGGAGACAGAGCTTCATTAAGAAGGGAAATACCATTAACTGTACTTACTGATTTAATGTTAAAAATGCAAGGAGTAGAGGAGGAGGTAGATACCGTAAACTCCAAAAGTACATCTTGACCAGGATAATAATTTATTTTTACAATTCTTCTTATGTGAAAAGCTAGGTTATACCCTGCAAGATTTTAGAAATAAGGTAACTTACGAAGAATTGATATATTGGAGTTCATATTTACAGCTAAAAAGTGAGCGAGAAAAGGCAGAATATGACAGAATAAGTAGAGAGTCCAAATTTAAAAGACGTAATTAGATGGCAGACGCTATTTACGAAGTTAATATCAAATTAGATGCTCAACAGTTTGAGCAAGAACTTAACCAGTTAAAAGGTAAGTTAAAGAAGTTTGAAAAGGAAGCCAAAGAAAGAAATAAAAAAGATCCAATATTTAAGAGAGGAAGAGAACTCACAGTATTAAAATCTATTGAAAGTACAAGAAACAAATTAAATGAGTTAGATAGGTTTGGTTTACAAACAGCAGAAAGAAGAAATAAGTTAGACAAAGCAGAACAACTAGCCAAAGCTGGAAAATTTAGGACTGCAAAAAACTTAGTAAACGAAGCACAGTTATTAAATTTACAAGATGCTGAAAATTTACGTTTAGCAAAAGAAAGGGTTGCGGAAGAAAAAAGATTAGCTAGGGAAAAAGAGAAACAAACTAGATTAAACAAAAGTAGAGGACAGGCCGTTATAAAAAGTGCTGCTATTGGTGGTGGTTTTCCATTGTTATTTGGAGGTGGATTAGGACAGGCCATACCAGGTGCTATTGGTGGTGCGTTAGGAGAGGCAGCAAGTCCTGGTGGTGGTTTTGCTGGTTCTATTGCAGCTACAGCTTTAGTTGCTGAACTAACAAAAATTGGTACGGCATCTATTGAGACAGCAAAGAAGATGGGAACGCTAAACGGAAAACTAGCACTTGCAAGAGAAAGATTTTTATTTACTTCAGATGAAACTGAAGAGTTAGCTCGTCAATTAGAAAGACAAGGAAAAGTACAAGAATTAAACAACTTACTTTCTCAAGAGTATCAACAAATAGTTGGAAATAAAGGAGTAGAAAATTTAAACAAGTTAAATGAAGTATCAAGTGAATTTAGTAGACTTATGGGTATATTAAAAACTAATTTTGATGCGTTTATTGCGGGTCCTTTAACTAAATTATTAAAGTTTTTAAATAATGTGCTTGGACAAGATGTAACTAGCACTCAATTTAATAATTTAAGAAAAAATTTAACGGGTGCAGACCGAGAAAAATTTGAAGCAAGATTAAAAGAATTAAGAAAGGAATCAGGAGGAGGAAGAACAGGAGGTGTAATTAGTGATAGTATCCGAAGAACACTGTTAGACGAGTTTGGTGCAAAACCACTTGCAGATATACAATTAAACAGTAATAAACTATTTAAAGACCAGAAAAATTTAGGTAAAGATCGTTTAGCAGATTTAGATAAAGAAATTGAAAAAGCTACATTAAAAAATAACCTTTCGGAAAAACAGTTTGAGACTGAAATGAGAATACAAGAAATAATGAAAGGAACTGAAGGTATAACTAGAGATCAAATAAAAGCAAAATTAGATGAGTTAAATGTTTTAGCTAAAGAGCAAGAAGAAATACAAAAGGTAAAAGACTTGTATGACAGTATTGCCAGCAGTATAGAAACAGGTTTAGTTGATGCTTTACAAGGTGCTATTGATGGAACTAAAACTTTAGGTGAAGTAGCCAGCAGCGTATTTGCACAAATACAAAGATCGCTTTTACAATTTGGTGTTAATTCTCTTTTAGGAGCTATTGGTATTCCTGGATTTGCAAATGGTGGTAGACCTCCCGTTGGTAGACCAGCAATAGTGGGAGAAAAAGGACCAGAATTATTTGTACCTGATAGAGCAGGAACTATAGTTCCAAACAATCAATTAGGAGGTTCTACAAATGTAGTAGTAAATGTAGATGCCTCTGGTTCTTCTGTTGAGGGAGATGAAGATAGAGGAAAAGAACTTGGTCGACTTATATCAGTAGCGGTACAATCTGAAATAGTACAACAGAAAAGACCTGGAGGTTTACTTGCATAATGGCTACCTTTCCTGCAATAGATCCGACTTACGGAGTACAAAAAAGATCCGCACCAAAAACTAGAATAGTCCGTTTTGCTGATGGCTATGAGCAAAGAATAAGTTTTGGGATACTTCCTCATCAAAATCCAAAAGTTTATAATCTTACTTTTGAAGTTTCAGAGTCAGATAACTTTGGTGGTACAGGAATTTCTAGTTCAGATACCATAGAAAATTTCTTAGATCAACGTGCAGAAGAAGGTACAAGTTTTGATTTTCAACCACCAGGAGAAGCAAGTACATCTAAATTTGTTTGTGAAAACTGGTCTAAAACAATACCTTACGTTAACAGAGCCAGAATACAGGCAACATTTAGAGAGGTGTTTGAGCCATGACGACAGCTACCGTTTGGTCTGCTAATACTGCTTTATCTGCAAATACATTAGTTGCTCCTACAGAGAGCAAAAGAGTTGCTGGCTTATTTTTCAAGGTAACAACTGCTGGTACGACAGGAAGTGACGAACCAAATTGGCCTAAAGAATTAGGGCAGATTGCTTATGATACCAATGGTACTCCTGCTTCTAATGTTCAATATCTAGCTGTAAGTGCACTTTTTAGTTCCTTACAACCAATAAATCCATCTGCAATAATCGAACTTTTTACCTTAAGGTTAACAGCTAAAGTTCATGGGTTAACCACTACTTACAGGTTTCATGGAGGAACAAATTTAGATGCTAATGGTGAAATCAAATGGGCTGGTCAATCCTATACTCGAATACCTATTATTGCAGAGGGTTTTGCGTACCAAAGAGGGCAAATACCTAGACCAAAATTAATAGTAAGTAATGCTTTAGGTAGTATTTCTACAATATTGAATTTGGTAAACAATACAAATGTTAATAACGTTCCTAACACAGGTAATGATTTGACAGGAGCTATTGTTACTCGAATAAGAACTCAAGCAAGATATTTAGATGCTAATAACTTTCCTGCTATAGGAAACAACCCCCCTGCTAATCCTTATGGAACGCCAGATCCAACTGCTGAATACAAAAGAGAAATATATTTAGTCGATAGAAAAGCAACAGAAAACAGAGAAATTGTAGAATTTGAATTAGCTGCTCCTTCCGATTTAGCTGGCGTTAGAATACCAAAAAGACAGTGCACTAGAGAGTTGTTTCCTGCTATTGGCACATTTGTTCAATGACTTGGAAAAATGACGCATTGGTTCATGCGAAAGACCAAAGCCCAAAAGAATCAGTAGGACTATTATTAAATATTAAAGGTAAAAAAAGATATTATCCTTGTGAAAATCTTGCAATTACATCACATCAGCACTTTATTTTAAATCCAGAAGATTATGTAAAGGCAGATAATTTAGGAGAAATAACAGCAATAATACATAGTCACCCACTAGCTGCTCCACAACCTAGCCAGGCAGATAAAGTTAGTTGTGAGCAGAGTAATTTACCGTGGTATATTGTTAATCCAGAAACAGAAGAATGGGGTTACTTAGAACCTACAGGATATAAAGCACCATTATTAGGTAGGCAATGGGTCTGGGGTGTAACAGACTGTTGGAGTTTAGTTGTTGATTGGTATAAAGAAGAGAGAGGAATAGTGTTAAAGGATTATGAGAGAAAAATGACTCCCGATGAATTTTTACACGATCCACTGTTTGAAAGTTATGCTTGGCGAACAGGATTTAGAGAATTAAGACCAGAGGAAAGACTGCAAAAAGGAGATGTTCTATTAATGTCTATTATGTATCCAACCTTAAATCATGTAGCTATATTTTTAGGAGATATGGTTTTACATCATTTAGCAGATAGACTATCTTGTAGGGAACCATATTCTGCATGGTTATACAAATGCACTGGTAAGAGGTATCGTTATGCTTCGGAAAGTTAAATTACATGGAGAATTAGCTGAATTTGTAGGGCATAAGGAATTTGATGCTGTAATTCGTTGCACTGCTGACGCAGTAAAATTTCTTGTGTGTAATTTTAAGGGCATAGAGGCTCACATGAATAACCGATATTACAGAGTCATAATCAATGATAGTGATGTAGCAGAAGAGGAATTACATGATCCGATAGGTGCTTCAGACATAAATATAGTTCCAGTTATCACAGGATCAGGAGGTAATTTTGGAAAAATACTACTAGGAGCAGCATTGATTGGTAGTGCTTTTGCTTTTGGTGGATTAACTTTTACGGGAGGTCTTGGCAAATCTCTTGCAGCAGCAGGAGGGTTTACTAAAGCTGCATTTGGTATCGGTTCGGCTCTGGTTTTAAGCGGTGTATCTGATATGTTATTTCCTATGCCTAAGTTTAAAGAATATGAGAACGAAGAAGATCCACGAATATCATTTAGCTTTTCAGGAGTACAAAATACAGCCCGTGCTGGAACTAGCATACCCTTATGCTACGGAGAAATTGTCACTGGCTCGGTAGTAATTTCAGCAGGAATTGATACTCACCAAATAGTAACGGAGTCTGAATAACCTATGTCTAAAATAATTAGAGGAGCAAAAGGAAGAGCTTCAAGCAGAACACCACAAAGGGCTGAAGATACTCTTAACAGTAAAGAGTTTGCTACTGTTCAAGATTTATTATCCGAAGGTGAGATAGAAGGATTTGCTACTCCATCTAAACGAGGAATTACAAGAAATGATGCTAATTATAACAATGCTTGTTTGACTGATATATTTTTAAACGATGCTGCGGTTTTAAATATAGATGAAAATTTATCTAACTCAGATTTTAATACTAAATTAAGTAATCTTGAAGATTCTGATTTTAGTTTTCAAGATGTCACTTTTATACCTAGATTTGGTGAGGATAACCAAAAAGATGTAAAAAATTTAGAAAATGCAGTTTTTGAAAAAATATCGACTGCCATAAGTCCAACACATAGTAATCCAATCACTAAAGCAACAGGTGGTACTAATGCAGGGCCAGCAGAAAGTCCAAACTTAAGCACAGGAAAAGATGGTTTAGAACTTACGATTACTTTTGATGCTTTACAAGAGTTTAAAGATAACGGTGATATTGAAGGAACAGAAGTCAAACTAAAAATATTTTTACAAACAACAATGCCAGGATCTTCTCCTTCTGCATTTATAGAAAAAATAAGCGATACAATTAAAGGTAGAAGTGCTGATCCATACTCTAAAGAGTATCGAGTTAATCTACCTGATGGTTACACTCAGGCCAAAGTAAGGGTAACTAGAGAAACTGATGACAGCGATCCAGATGTGATTCAGGACACCTTTTCTGTTGTCAGAATGGAAGAAATTGTCGATGGTTCGCAATCTTATCCTAACTGTGCATATTCTACTTTAAGGCTAAGTTCTCAACAGTTTAGATCAGTACCAGAAAGAGCTTTTCGTATAAGAGGAATAAAGGTAAGAATACCAGGAACAGGAGCTAATAATTCTGGTACGCCTACTGTAAACGCTGAAACTGGTCGAATTGAATATCCAGATAATTATATTTTTAATGGAACAATGGGTGCTGCTGTTTGGTGTTCATGTCCAGCGATGGTGTTATTAGACATTATTACTAGCCATAGATACGGATTAGGCGATCAAGTTGCTCCTAATTTTGATCCAGATAACCCTTCAGACGTTGATCTGTATGAAAATATAGATTTATATAGCTATTTCAATGCTTCTCATTATGCAAATGAAACCGTAACTTTAAAAGATGGTACTCAAGAAGCAAGGTTTAGTTGCAATGTAAGTATTCAGGGTACTGCTGAAGCCTTTACTATTATTAATGAGCTTGCAGGAGTAATGAGAGCTTTTCCTATTTGGCAATCAGGAGAAATAAGTCTTACACAAGATCGCCCAACAGATCCAAGTTATTTATTTAGTTTGGCAAATGTAACTGAAGCTGGATTTTCTTATTCTGGCAGCAGTCTAAGGCAAAGACATTCTGTTATAAGTGTGGGTTATTTTAATATGGAAAGTAGAGAAATAGATTATGAAGTTGTAAAAGATGAAAATGCCGAAAAGAAAATAGGAACTGTAATTAAAAGAATAAAAGCATTTGCTTGTACCTCTCGTACTCAAGCACAAAGACTTGGTTTAGCTATACTTTTTAGCGAACAACAAGAAAGTGAGGTTGTTAATTTTACAACATCAATAGATGCTGGAGCGATTATAAGACCTGGAAGTGTTATACAGATAAACGATCCAGTAAGGAGTGAGGTTAGAAGATCAGGAAGAATAAAAGCAGCTACTACAAGTACGATAACAGTAGATGATATTAAGGATTTAGCGGGTTTTGCTGGAACCAATCCAAGATGTCACGTCATTTTACCTAATGGAATTGTTGATCATAAACCCTGTACTATTTCTGGCGATGTAATAACTTTAGGTTCTGCTTTGACGGAAGCACCAAATTTTAATTCAATATGGTTATTAACCAGTGAGCCTCAGTTTGATGGGCAACCTGGAGCAGTAGACTCTCAGCTTTTTAGAGTTATTAGTATTGAAG